TCTGCTCCCATCTGCCTTGCAAATTCCTGTATTTCAGGATATTCAAGGCCTGTATTGCAGAACACCAACGGAACATCAGGGTAATATTCATGAACCACATGAGCGAGAACAGTACTGTCCTTTCCACCGGAAAAACTGATAAAGACATCTCCGTTGAAATGGTCATACCATTCCCTGATCCTCTGTTGACTCATTCGCACTTTAGCGATTAACGGCAATGCTTGCATCTGCCGTAAGTAGATTTTGTCAGGCATTCTCGTTCCCTTTCCTCGGATGCGGATATTCCTCATCCTTGCCCCATAGCAGTGATTTGTTATCCGTCTTCCTGTAGTTCACCTGGCATTCTATGATTCCGGCATATGCTTCAAGAAGATTCAACAATGGTATCTCGTCACCATACTTCTGAATCAGTTCATTTGCTTTATCCCAATAAAGTTTCCATTCATCTTCTGTTCCGGTCATCAGGAAACTGATATCGAATAGCTTGTATACATCTGCAAGAGCAGTACGGATCTCGTCAGGTACGTTTGTCACAACTTCACCTTCTGTCCGCATCTCATGCAGTATTGTGGTTTGTGCTTCAGGCTTAACCGCTTGTTGCATCGTCCGCAGTAGCAGTGCCATTCATCACTGTATCGTGGTTTCATTGGATGCTGCTTTGCAAGAGCATCTGTCAGTTCTTTCTTCGTTATCCTCATTTCGTATTCAAACATGAAGAAATCACTGATTGTCTTAAAAATGAACTCTTCCTGTGTTTCCTTTGCTTTCGTTATGATTGTTTCTGTCAACTCAAGAGGATTTGCTTTTATTTGAAATTCAATTTGATTATCCATCCTTCGCCATCTCCTCAAGTAAACCGACCCAGGGCGGTTCTTGCATCACAAGATATTCGTTTCCGCAGCACAGGCATCTGCATTCCTTCACTTTCTTCGATCTCTGTCTGATCAGCAGAAACTCATAACCGCAGAAATCGCATTTTGTCATTCCGGCAACCCAACCATGACCGACTTCAATGCTCATCTTCATGCTTCTCATACCTCTTCGTCAGCCATCTGCCAAACCATAGCGTTCCGATAACACCGGCAATCCAACCGGCAATAAACATCAGTATCAATCTGCTTCACTCCTGTCATATGCATAGTTGACAATGTGAATGATTTCTTTCATCATTTCATCCTTGCTCCACTTATCTTTCAAACAGTAAATAGCTTCTGCAAGATTTTCTCGTTCTTTACGTTCACTAATCGCTTTTTCAAAATCAACTTTCATAAGGTCATCAATCATCATTTCAAAGTAATCTGCTACAACAATCATCATGTCAGGTGTAACTTTCGGTCTTCTTGAGAAAAAACCAGGATGTTTCCCAAGTTTATTTTCAACTTCAGCCAATTGAACATGATTAATTTTGCAAAGTGCTTTTACGTTTCTACATACTCTTTCATTTACTGTCATTTTATTTCACCTCTTTCTGTAAATAACAACCATTGACGGAAACGGGTCATTACTCCCATTCGTCATAATCATCCAATCCTCTTCTCTGTTCCCGTTCGATATCACGGGCATCTGCCATGATGTCATCTATGTGAAAGTAATTTGCACATTCATAGAAGTCTTCTTTGTCACATGGCACTTTCAGATGACAGTATCTCTTGTATGGACACCGTGTACTTCCTTCAACCATCCTTCTCACCCCAGTTCACCAGTTCTTTCACCTGTTTCATGAAGCAGACAAACTGGAACATCTGTGATACCTCTTCATAGTTAAATGTGACCGTTTCACATTTACCTTTTCTCATTTCTTCAAGTTTCTGCTTAAGCAGTTCGTATAAATCATTCATTGTTTCTTTCCTTCCTATCTAAAAAGTCACTCCATTGTTCTGCCATTGCTTTGGCTATACCAGGGTAGGTCTTGCTGCGAAGTTTTGCCCTGTCAGCGGTTGGGGGAAGTTTATGTATTCTTGTTTCCCTTCCGGAAACAATATCTGTTGGTTTAAGTTCAGGAAGACCTTTCAACCATAAACAGGTGGATTTTGTTTCTCCATGACCGAACTGCCAAGGCTGAATAATCTGATCAGGTTTCCGGTAACAGGTACTCATGATTCCAATCGGATTCTCTACTGCTATGTGTTCTGCATTGCATAGCATCATCTGCATGAAGAACACACAAGCCTTTTGCTGCCTGAAATCCATCTGCTTTTCCCTGAACCACCTTGCACCGGAAACCGCAAGATCCGTACACGGTGGATGAGCAATTACCAAACCCCATCCACCGTTAATCAGGTAATACCCCCCCTAATGTAAAAAACTGGCAGTTCCCGTTGATGTACTGAAGAACATCTCCCATGATGTGCCATTCAGGATGCCCACCGGAACAAGGCTGAACATCGCAGGAAAACGCTTCATGTCCCAACTCACGGAATGCTTTGCATACTTCCTGGGATTCCTCACAGGCAACCAATACTTTTGCCATATCAGACACCTTCCAATTCTTTTAACCTTTGTTTGCAATACTCCCTGTCCATCACAAGAATCGGAGAAAGTTCAAACATCATTTCATGCACATCAATCCAATGAATTCTGTCCTTTAAGCATTGGATCTCTTCTTCTTTTGTTGTGTAATCTTCAATCATATTTATATCCCTTCCATCTCCAAATACTCTGTCTGTACAAACCCTTTGTTCGTCACGCACCATTCTTCACTAAACCAATAAACATTCACATCATCGCAGTTATGCAACCATGCCCTTACCTTGCCTTTGATCCACTTCCTACAGGCAACCCTTCCTCTGCTGATGGAACAGGCCATGCGGTCAATCCTCTCCGGCTCGTCATAGATGACATATCCTTTGTGAATCCATCCGACACCCATCTCGCCAATGCCATACACCCTGATGAAACCGTTACTGACCTTCTCGTCTGTCAGGATCTTGTCACCGGCTTCAGCGTATCCGACAGCTTCGCTTTTCCTGTTTGGATTCATCCTGACATTCACATAGTCATCCGGTTGGCAGATAACCCAGGCTTCTGTCAGTTCTTCGCTGAAGGAAATACTACTTGTAAGAGTGATAAACAGATAAACCGCTAACGCAATTAGTGCTATCTCAAGCAGTGTTTTCAGGATCTTTTTCCACATGGCCTTATTCCTCTTTAATCACAACTGTTTCCGACTTCGATCAGCAGATGCCCACCGAAATGCCTGATAGCATAAATGCCGTATCCACACTTCCAAGCTTCTGCGATGTTGTGTCCATAATATGAATCGTTGTCATACTTATCCATGACTTTGACCAGGACATCTCTGTCATCCTTACCTTCCTTTGGAGCGTTCAATACGGCATTCATGTCTTCAACTGACAGACCTTCTACCATGAAATAATCATAGAATCTGTCACTGCTTGTCTTTTCTATATGAAGTTTTCCTTTATAATCTCCCACTACTTTAACTCTCCCTTCAAATACTTGATTACTTTCCTCGGCGTTTCCCGTTTATTACAGAACCGGAATTTTACACCATACTTTTCTGTCATTGTCTGCATCGCTTTCTTCAGTGCTTCAGGCCGGACAAGTGTCATTGGCTCACCATACCTGTGATATTTATTACTGCCTTTGAATATCGGCACTTGCCACAGATCAACCTCTCCAAATGGCGGTACTTCTTCTGTAAGGATGATCAACTGAATGCCCATTTCCTGCGCCCGTTGACATTCTGCCCTGAACCGGCGATGATCTCTGCTCATGATATCTTTGCTGATCTCCAACATATCCTGTTTCGTATCAATAGATATCTTTCCACCAGGAAGCATATAATCTCCGACATCGAGTTTATGCCTGATCAGTTCAATACCATGTCTTTTGCAGTAAAGTTCAATATTCCGATGCTTTCCGACCTGATTCCTTGTGTCTTCGATCAGTGTCAATCGACCACCACCTTAAGAAAAGGGGCATGGCTGTTTCCTTTACTCCTGCACTCTGATTGCCCATGCGCTAACAACCATAGAGAGGAAACGGGCATCTCCAAGGAAGGTAAGTGTTGACCCTGTGCCTATAGCACATTGCCATGCCCCGTAATGTCATTAACCCCAGGGAACCTCGACATCTTTGCTGACATCCGTGAACTCGCTGCCGTCAGTACTGTCATCTGAACCGCCCTTTTCACGCTGATCCCTGTCCTTCGCCGGTTTGCATTTTCCGTTCCGAACATCGTCAACCGTTTCAAACCTTGCGATTTCAACAGTGCTGCGGTTCTTCCCGTTATATGTGTAAAGCCGGTTCCTGATGTTGATACCAACCTTCTTGCCCTTCAACTTTTTCTCATCCCAATCCCACTCATATCCAGGATTGCTCTGCTGAACACACCACAGGTTTCCTTCAAAAGTGCGCCTGATCCAATCTTCATCATCCTCAAACGGACAGGACAGACGGAAGATACCCTTATACTTTGCGTTATCGCCGAAGCGTTCTTTCTGATCTTCATACACCTCATGGAAGCGGTCTTTATACTCACCTTCCGTAATCTCCATGAAGCACTCAATCCGGTCACGCTGACCGTCTTTCCCTTCGACAGGCCGAACAGCCTGAATCTCTGCGACATACGCACCGGCTACCGGCAGTTCAAGAAAACCACCGCTCTTTTTCGCTTCAAACCCTTTGTAACTCGCTTTCATTCTTTCAAATCCTCTACTTTCACATTATTTAATATTGTCAAAGGGCAGTTATACCCAATGAGTTCTGTTGAGAACAGGATTTCTCCGGTTCTTTCACACTTATCTCTGTTCAGGCCATCATAATGCCTTACAAATGGACACCACTTGCACTTCACCTCGTCTTCAGGAAACGCAACTTGTACTGTGCATTCTGCAAATGTGTACGATGTGACACCTTTATCGAATCTTCCCATATCGATCACCCTGGAATCTTGTCAGCCATTGTCACCTGTCCTGTCTTCTTTTCTTTCTTCTGAACAGGACTACCAAGTTTTGCAAGGCCGTAATATTCTCTGATCGCAGTGTCAACCGCTTTCAGATCGTTATCCATCTCCAACGGGAACATTTCCATCGGACTCTTTGCCGTTGTCACACCGTCACTTTGCGTAATAAACTTATGACTCTTTCCGTCCGTCACACAGTACAGAACAATCGTGAACAGGGATTCCAGGGTCAACTGACTATCAATCATCTTACCGGCTGTTTTCGCCTTAACCTTGGTTCCGTCTTCGCTCCGGTCAGTGTGCATTGTGAAATACACAATCGTATCGTCAGAGCATTCGTCAACCGCCTGTACCATGTCATAAAAGTCTTTTGCCACTGCTGTGAACTTGCCGTATCCGGTTTCGTTCACCTTGCCGAACAGATAGAATGTCATTGCCAAACCGGCATCATCCACCACATAGCAGTTCCTGTCATTCTGCTTGATGGCCTTGGCAATTACCTTCATGTCGGAAATCTTCATCATCGGAAGTTTCCCTTTGAACGGCAACGGTTTCTCGCTCACATTGAATATTGCGACTTCATTCTCTTTGAAATTGCGAAGTGAAGCAGACTTACCGGCTCCACTCTCGCCTACAATCAGCACTTTTACCGCCATTGTCTTTCTCTCTTTCTTCTGCTATAATGCAGATGATCTTATTCATTATTCCTAGTCTTGCCTGGTTCACAGCTGCAACTGTGGATCAGGCTTCTTTTGTGTCTGCCCCTGTACTGATAACCGACCGTCATCTTCGTCAGCTTGTCAAGACCTTCTTTCACCTTCTTGAACTGATAGTCGGTCTTGTTCAGCAGTACATATGTCAGCACTTGTCCGTCATCCATTGCCAACCGGATCATCGTAGGATAATCGCAGCACGGCTCCATGAAGTAGTTCACATCTGCCAACGGTTTCGGCATTCCTCTCATCTCCTTTCCAATCTTTTTTTGCTTCCCGTGCAGATCGTTCCGGTCTTTGGCTTGCCAAGCATTCGTTTTGCCATCCACCTGTCAAGACTTTCCTCTGTCACCCTGTAGCGTTTCCTGGTCTTTCCGCAGATCGGTATCGGATTCATCTCCATCATCAGTGCAAGTGCAGTTCTCGGTTTCACTCCGATCTTCTCCGCAACCTGGTTCTGATCAAGATAAACTGTCATTTACATCCCACTCCCCACAATCCACAGAATCACAGTTGCGATCAGCACCGACCCACAGACCGTCAGGCGGTAAAGGCTTTTTTCTGTGCAGGATTTCTTCCATTCTGCTTCGTATCGCTTCATCTGCAAATAGCAGTTCATATTCTGCGGAATTCGTTCCGATTGGCGCATACTTCTCTTCGTCCTTTCCTCTTGCGAGATCGATGTAGCCAAATGAGTTTCTGCTTTCAGGGGAACCGACAACAATGTTCATCGTTGTAATGTTATATTCAGGGGTAACGTTGATGTTGATCCGGCATCCTTCAACCTTGTCCAGGCCATGATTCGTCATGATGTGATAGATCTGATTCGCAGTTGCTTCCGCAAACTCTGTCATTTTCTTGACAACCTCAAGTTGTTCTGCTGTTAACTTAACTCCCACACTGATCACCTCATAATTAAATTAAATCGTAATGCGTTCCCGTAAAAAAGACACACGATCAAACGGAATATTGCAAAACCGGCAGAATTCCTGCGCCTTTTCAACAGTAGGTGAAGTCTTCCCCTTCTCCCATGAAACAACGGTCTGTTTGCCAACATGAAGGGCAGATGCAACCTCTTCCTGTGTTTTGTTTGCATTCACTCTCGCTGCTGCCATAGAGATCTTAAAATCGTCCATGTGGTATTCTCCTTTCTGCTCATCTACACTCTGTAGTGCGATTTAATCTTAATCAATTCTAATCGTATTGTCAATACCTAAAGTACGATTTATTTTGTTAAATGTTTGTTTCGCATGGAAAATCATTGTTTTACAACGATTAAATCATTTCATTCGATTCTAAAAGTATATTTAATTTGACTTTTAGTAACTATTGCGTTATATTTTATTCAGAAAGGAGATATGTTTTATGACAGACAGGGAAATTTTTCAGAAAAACCTGAATCATTATTTGCAAATAAACAATAAAATGCAGAAAGATCTTGCCGATTATGTTGGAGCAAAAGCTGCAACTGTTTCCGGTTGGACAAGAGGAATATCTTATCCAAGAGCAGATGCAATGGAAAAGATTGCTAATTACTTTGGCATTCCTACTTCTGCATTAGTTGGAAATCATGAATCAGATACAAACGAAAACTATGAAGATCCGCAGATTCGTATTGTGTCAGGCGCAATGGAGAATCTTTCAGAAGAACAGAAAGAACAGATTGTTGCCATCGTACTCGCTGCCGTAACTCATATGAAATAAGGATGGTGAAAACAATGATTAACAAACCTGATTATAATCGTGCTGCTATGAAAGCAATGGAAATGCTTATTGAGAATAATATAACGGAAACGCCTGTTTACTGTTTGCCATTATTGGTGAATTATCCTCATGTCAGAGTTATGTCTTTCTCAAACATGGCAGATACTTCTGAAATCGACAGAGAAGATCTCGTTCCTCAATTTAGAGATAACCAAGATGCTGCTACATTCAGAATGAACGGCATGAAAGATGTTGAATATGTAGTTGTTTATAATATGCGCTTGCCATATGAGGAAATAAGAAGATCCATCGCACGGGAACTAGGTCATATTGTCCTCGGGCATGACGGTGAAACAAGGCCAAAGGAAGTCAGGATGGCAGAAGCAAAGTGTTTCGCACACCATCTGCTTACTCCCCGTCCGATTATCCATATGCTTCAGGAATCAGGAATGCCGTTGACAATGAATGCCCTTGTTCACACTACCGGATGTTCAAGTGATTGCGTTGACGAGATTCAGGAGATACCAGGGGTTTCTGTTCCTGCTGAACTGAACCGGAAAGTGCGTAAACTGTTTGAACCGCATATCATGGAATACATAAGGTTCCATAAATCATCGCCACGGAAAGACACATCGCCCGTTGCGGACTTCGGAACGTTTATGGACGGATATGAGGAGTGAAACTATGACAGACAGAGAGATCTTTCAAAACAACCTTGTAAATTTGATGGAAAAATCAAAGGCAAAGCAGATTGATATCGCAAAATATGCTGAAGTTTCATATCAGACTGTATCTGCATGGGTGCAAGGTCGTGGATATCCCCGTGCTGAAGCAATGGGTAAACTTTGTAGATTTTTCGGAGTAAAACAATCTGCTTTAACAGAACAATCGGCTCATACAGACGAGGATGATTTGCTTAATGCTTTCCGGTTGATGTCAGATGAAGGAAAGGAAAAACTGCTTGAAAGAGCAGACGAACTAATAAAATTACATCCGAAGAAATGGAGAGAAAAAAATGAAAAAGAGTAAGATCCTGTTAATCGCTGCTATTGTTGGAACAATATGCGCCATTATTTTGTTTTCCGCATCAAACAATTATTTAAATGAGAATATTAACAAAACGGATGGATCAGAAGTCGGTTCTGTTATCGGAGTTGCAATAACAATGCCGTCTATGATCTTATCTGCTATTGGAACTATTTTCGCTTGGGTAGGATTTGGCACAAATAAAAGAGGATTTGCATTAACATCTGGTATTTTATATGCGGTTGCTATTGTCCTTATGATCCCATGGTTTATGTTTAATATAATACAAATGGTTCTGTCTTTTGTTGCATACGGCACAATGGGGAAAAAGCAAAATGGCTAAACTGAAAAAGCGCAGTGATGGATATTTCTGCGCCTGGTACAAAGGAAAGCAATTCTTGGGGAAAACTGAACCTGAAGCAAAAGCCAAGCGAGATCAGTATAAATATGAATGTGAGCATGGTCTTGAAAAGCCTGATGTTATAACTGTATTTGATCTCGCAGAAAAATGGTTGCCTGATGCAAAGGCGAATGTTGGAAAAGGAACATATAATCAATACACAACCATAATGGAAAAGATGACGGATACAATCGGAGATAAGTATGTCTCTTCCGTCTCTCCGGCTGACATAAAAAAGATATGGGTATCCTTTGTCGGTAAATCACAATCATATATCAACAAGGCAAGTTTTCTTTATAAATCATTCTTCCAATATGCTATGGAAAACAATTACTGTTCTTTTAATCCTGTCATATCTTTATCTGCCAAACCGCATAGAGGAACAAAAGGAACACATCGCCCATTAACAAAATCAGAGATTAAACTGATTGAAACAGTACCGCATCGTGTTCAGGCAGCAGCCATGTTTATGCTAAAGGCCGGTCTTCGCAGAGGAGAAGTGCTTGCATTACGCAAGGAAGATATTCACGATGACCGTATATGGGTTACAAAAGCAGTTAAATTCGTCAATAACCGGCCTGAAATAGGAGATACGAAGAATGAATCGTCTGAACGTTCCGTGCCGTTATTTGCGCCTTTAAAACCTATTGTGAAAACCATAACTGATTATGTGCTTCCTGATGCTGACGGGGATGTATGCTCTGAAACTGCTTTTCAACGGGCATGGGAATCATACCTTCACTGCCTATCAGAAAAGGCCGGTCATCCTGTAAGTTTCAGACCGCATGATTTACGGCATACATTCGTCACCGTTGCAAGAGATAAAAACATAGATCCTCATATCGTCATGTCCTGGTGTGGACATTCTTCTGAACGAATGATCATGCAAATCTATGACCATATCTCTGAAAACCGTGAAAAGAAAATGATAAAACTTATGGGAAAATGACTTATGGTTTTTCTATGGTTTTAGACACCATAATATTACCTAAAACTACCTAAAACCGCACTATGAAATCCGAAAGAAAAACCCCTGTGAACGTTGATTCACAAGGGTTTTCGCTTGGTGAGCCCGGCGGGATTCGAACCCACGACCTTTTGATTCGTAGTCAAGAATTAAAACCGCCGGAACGATTGATATATAAGCGTTTGACGAACCGCTATATATCAAAAATATGGTTTTTCTATGGTTTTTATTCAGCCATTTCCTTCTTCGTCACCTTCATCAGGCGGTTCCTTTTCTCCGTCTTTGTTGTACTTGTTTGAACTGATCTGCAACAATGCTCCGATGAATGTATCAACAATCATAATTGTGGCAGGAATAGCGACTTCATAGGGCAGTGTCCAAATCTTCGCAAGGCCGGAATACAGGGCAGCAACCGCCGGAAGAACAATCAGCGCAATATACTTTAAAACATCATAAACCTTATTTGACATCATGGCTTTTTCTCTCCTTTTCTTCTTCTGTTTCGTTAACACCCCAAACAATAAACACAACAAACGTAAACGCAGAACCAACAAGTAAACCGATAAGAAACTCAACCATTTCCGTATCACGCTCACTTGTCAATCAAATAATTCGTGATCTCCGTTTGGCTTGCGATAAGTTTATCGATGGAGTTTCCGTTGATGTCATGGCTTAACATGGCAAGGATTCCTCGGCAGATTACCCTGTTCCCCCCTTCAAGGACTTCTAACCGTTCGTTGTCACTCGTCAGTTTTTTATCGACATCATCTCTCCATTTCTGAAGATCGTCTTTCGGTTTCTTAAACTCTTTGAAGGTCTTGTATACGTTCCCCACAAGCACGATAAGACCCAGGACGGCAATGATAATGATTGCTGCATCCCGTAATTGGATGAATGTCATGTCTTCCAATGTAATCACCTCTTATCCTTCTTTGAGGAACTCCTTCATCATATAGCCTTTCTTCCCCTGATAACTTACATATTCCCACTCGCTCGGCGGTTCTGTCTCAAGTTTCACTTCTTCCCCTGTGTTGATCCGCATAATAATACCGGCTTGTACTGACGGTGCTTTACGAAGAGCAACTCTTTTTCCGGTCACCACCGCATAATCTTCAGGCACAGGAATATCACCCCCTTCATAGTTCACGCCTTTCAATTCTCCCCACTCTTCCCATTTGCTATTCGATACCTTTGTGGTAATGACCCCCTGTTTCGTTCCGGCTGCTTCGATAACAGTTCCGTTTCCTATATACAGGCCGACATGGCTGCGCTTTCCGGTTTCCTCATCATAGACAAAGACGGCAGTTCCAGGTCGCATTTCCTGTCCGTCCGTCCGTTTGCCGTTCTTCAGTTTTCCTTTAGAAGTGCAGTACTTATCCCACATGGTATTGCTGCCATGATACATATAACCGCCCAATTGTTTAAACGCCCATGCGAATAAACCGGAGCAATCAGCAACAGTATGTCCAACCCATTGCTGACCATATTCTACCGTCTGTTTTCTTGTAGCAGCATTCTGCTTTGCTTGTGTCCATAGGACACCGGCTGTTCCATAAATATAACCCCAATTATGGTCTAATGCATATTGGAATTTCGCAATCAGATCCTGATACTTTATATCTGCCATGATAATCCCCCTTTCCACCAATTTCTCCATAATATTTATATCATAACTCTAATTAAAATGGAAGACACTCATATAGAATGTCTTCCTGAATATGCAGTGTTACGCTTTGTACATTGCCTGTTTCACTTTAATCCGTGTAGCAGTTCCGATATGCTTTTCGTGCAAGTAATCGTACAACACCATCATATCCTTTGGTGGATCCCCGTGTTCCTTGCGATACTCATCGATCAGTTCAACAACTTCCTCATGCAGTTTATCCATATGACCCATCTCTTCTATTGACAGTTCATAGAACAGGTCAGCAGTATCGGGTTCTTCCTGTTTCCACCGCATAGCAAGTTCGATGTATTTGTCGGCATCGATCAGTTCCCCTTCAATCAGTTCGCTCAAGCATTTGATGATCTTCATGCGATCACCTCATTACGCTGCCGGAGTTACAGGGGGAAAGACACCGCCACTAAAAGTCCACGCATTGGGGAACCGAAGCACATTGCTTGTCGCAGCCTGAAGCTGAAGCGCATTGATCTGATTCTGCATATCAGCCATGCGGTTACCGGCAATCGCATCAAGCACCTTCTGAATCTGAAGAGTAGTGTTCATGTTCACGCCATCGATGGCACGAAGCGTTTCACAGCAGCAGTTCTGCATCTGACCGCCCATCGCAGTAAGCGCAGTTTCGACATTGCCGAATTCACGGATGATCGAAGCATTGCCGTCCTTAATCGCAGTGATCGCATTGGCAGCGTTCTGCGTGGAAGCAGCAATCGTCTGTGCAGTACCGTTCGTTACGGCAGACAGAATATCACGGGTCTGCGCCATCGTGTTCTGATTGTCAAATCCACGCTGCATATCGGCAGACAGAGCATTGGTATTGCCGTTGCCACCGAAACCGCCGAAACCGCCATTGAAGATCCCTAACAGCACGAGAAGAGCGAAGATACCGCCCAGGCCATTCAGACCAAACCCACTGTCATTTCCCATGTTCATCACGGGAGTAATTCCTGTACCGTCCATTGTTCTTTTCTCCTTTCTTTATATATTTCCAACATCCGTCCGATCGCTACGGATGCGAAAACCTGTGTTTGATTGCTTCCTGTTTTCGGAACCAATCACTCAAGCAGTTTCATAATGTCCTGTGTGCTGATTCCGTTCTGTTCCGCAACAGTGCGGATTGTTTTGCCGATATCTCCACCGTTCTGATTCACAAGATCCATCACCTGTTTGAGTTGCGGATTGTTCATCATCAATTGATTCATAACCAATTGTGGGTTCTGCGCCATTTTTACCGTGTTGTACATCTGCTTAATCTGCTGAATCTTCGGACTTGACTTTGCGAGTTGGAGCAGTGTTCCTGGTATTGCCATTGCTGATCATCTCCTCAAGTTTTTTCTCAACAGTTTGGATTCTGCTTTCAAGGCTTCCGAAGTCAGGCGCAGGAGTTGTCTGATGCGGAACAATGTCATAGGCCGAAACCGTCTTGTATCCTGCTCCATCCGATGTGACAAGCCAAACCATCACACCGGATTCATCGAGCAGTAATGCGCTGCTGTTTGCGCCCATCTGATATGCCTTTGCTCCGTTTTCACCGTTTACTTTTGTCACCTGTGTCGGCGGTTGCGCCTGTTGGATCTGCCCCTGTTGCATAAACCCGTAAGGATTGAAATAAGGACTCTGATAACCCATCATGGAATCACCCCTTTCTGCTTAAAAGAGTGCAATAAAAAAGAGCGACTCACCATATCGTGAATCGCTCAATTTCCGGTCAATTTAATATCAGATTACGCATCTTTCATGGCTTAACTTCACATCGTCATCAACGATCTTCGCATAAATCATCGTTGTCTGTAGTTTTGCATGACCAAGCATCTGTTGCACATGAGGAACAGGGCATCCGTTATGGATGGCGGTTGTCGCAAATGTGTGCCGTAGGATATGCGGAGTGACCTTTGTAATGATGTTTGTCCTTTTGTAAATCTTACTGATAATATATTCGATGGATTTCTTCTGCATATGATGGAACGGTCTATGTGACGGAACAAACAGAGCATCACAATCATCTGTCCTTGAAGCAAGATATGCTTTCAGAGACATAACTGATTCAGCGTTCATATAAGTAATTCTGTCTTTCCGGCCTTTACCGCATCTGATACGGACATCCCGTGTTTCCAGGTTTACATCTGTTTTCTTCAGATTGCACAGTTCTGAAACTCGACATCCGGTCGAATACAGGAAATCGACAATCGCCTTTTCACGGAGCGTTTTGCAACACATCCGCATCTGCTCAAGTTCAATCTGTTCCATCGGTTCCCGTTGTTTTTCGTAATACTTGTAGGCATCTACGTTGACAGTAGGATTCCTGGTAATGATTCCTTCGTTCATACACCATCCGAAGAATGAATGGATCTGAATGCGGATCGATTCCATATACCTGTCCGTCACATTGCGTATGCGTTGATAGTTGTTCAGGAACTGCCGGATATCGTTCGTTTCAATTTGATCTACAGGTTTGCGTGTAGCATAGAAAAAGCATTTCAGTGTACGGAGATAGTTGTCAAGCGTTCCCTTTGACAATCCCCTTGTTGCCTTTGCAACCATGTAATCTTTCAACGCCTGTGGCAGTTCGCCGACAACGGAAAGCGCAACTTCTTTCCGGTTGAAATCATACCTGGTTGCTGCCTGATCAACCGCTTCGATTGCGTTTCCGATCATTTCGTCAGGCAGACGGTTCGTCATGTTGTACAGTACATCGGTT